TAGGTTTATAACCTTCTATTAAACCTCTTTTTTCTTTAGTTTTAACTATCTCTTTATAATTCATTATAATCTCTACCTTTCTGTTTCTATTGTTATATTAATAAAGTAATCTGTTATCATCCATTCTACTTCACTTAAATTATAGCCTAGTACATCTACTATATAGGATTCAGCATCAAAACATACTTCCTTATTAGGTATAACATGTATAACTATTGAACCCTTGCTATAATTCATTATTGCTATTGTTTTCATTTCTACCCCTCCGAAGTTATAGGGCTAATCATTGTAAAAGGTGTATGATATTCTATATTGTTGTCGTCCATACGGATTAATGCCCTAGTTCTATTTACTTTTATAACTGTACCTGCCCCATGTCTATCTACATTAACTCTAGTGCCAGGATATAGTTTATACTTCATTTGACTACCTATTGCTTTTCTTCTATCTGTACAAGCAACGGATAATCTTTTTAGTAGATGATTATCTTCGCAAGAAATTATAAACTCTAATACTTCTGTTTTATTCATTTTATAACCTTTCTTTAGCAGCCCTTACATTTACTAGAATTAGTAAATTAGTAATAAGAACTATGTGATTTTTTCTAGGAAAAATCATATAGTTTCTACTATGCTACTATTTCTACATAGATAATAATTACTAAAATTAGAGGAGGAAACACTACAAAAATACCTACCGTTAGATACCAGAAACCCATTATAATGCTAGTTGCTATTTTTTCGTACATTTTATACCCTTTCTATTATATCGTTTTTATTTATAAACCTATGTTCTCCTAATATACTTACTACTAGAACACTTTTTAAAACTTTCTTAATTATGCCTATATTTCTACCTATTTTATATTTGCCTAGGGAAGTACTAATTTTTATATAATCGCCTACTTTATATATAATCATTTATTAATATATATAATAATTGCTATGTGTATAATTATAAACCCTATTAGTGTAAACTCTAGTTCCATTTTTTCTACCTTTATTTTAATTTAATTTTTTTATTTTTATTTGAAAGCAAAATGCCTAAACAAATGTCTAGGCATTTTCCATATTACTAGAAGTGAAATTTATTTTTCACTAGGAGCGAGAACATTTTCATCACTATTAGTGATTGCTTTAACTTTATCATCTTCAATAGTGTTGAAATTTAACGAAGGTTTTGCTCTTTGCTTATCACTACTAGGTATGTCTCCAACAACCAAACGAGTGCGTTTTGTTTTTGAATAGTACTCTTCATCTCTAATAATCCAACCTTTGCTAGTCCATGAATCAACAAGTTCTTGATAACTTGCTCTTATTAGTTTCATAAATTCACTATCCGAATTTAATCTACAATTAAGAACTAGTTTCAAAGTCCTTGCCGAATAATCAAAAACTCTAAAAACATCTTCATTCATCATAGACTTAAACAACTTTAAATCTACTTCGGAGAATTTACGGTTGGCTTGAGTCTCACATTCACGAACTTTTGTTTCCAATAAATCTAAAACTAGTTTTTTATCTATCTTATTAATTTCTAGTTCTAAATTTTCTATTGAAGTTTCTACTACTTTTTGTGTTTTATTCATTTTACAACTTTCCTACGGTCAAAGCCGTATGTTTTTTTCTAGTGGTTTTTATTTGATAGAACGCCAAGCACCACTTTAGACTCACCGTCCCGATGCTAAATTTACAACTAAATTTCGTTCATATCCAAAGTAAATTTTTGAAATTCGCCCGACAGTGGGAACTTTATCTTTTTATTTACTCATCTCCCATGCCATAGAATAACTTTAATAATAACTTTAAATATAGATTTTATAAAAAAATTTGTAAAAAAACTTAAAAAGTTTAAAATAACTTAAATTTTAACTTATATTACAATATAGGAAAAGGGGGTTAATATGGATAAGATAGTAGAGAAAGGTAGAGGTATAAATCCTGCAATGATGGTTGCTATAGAGGAGTTAGCAATGAACCCAAACATGAGTTATAGAGCAGTTAGCAAGAAGTGTGGTGTAAGTGAAAAACAAGTTAGCAATTGGATTAAGAAACCTGAGTTTGTTGATATTTTATACAAGAGGTACATGGAGATAGCAGGTAGTGAGTTACCTATGGTCATTGGGGCTATGATTAATGAAGCTAAGGCGGGTAATGTTCAAGCAGGTAGATTAATATTAGAACATTTTGGGAAATTAGAAAATAAAATTAAAATTCAAGTTGAAAGCAACTTTGAAAAGTTTATGCGTATAGATGTAGATGATGCAGAGTTTGTAGATGTCACTATCCAAGAGGCTGAAGGGTTCGACCAATTTAAAGAATCTGAAGTTGAATTACCTCCTAGAGATTCTAGGAATAATTTTCCAACAAAGAGGGTTAAAGACGAAAAATCGACTCTAACAACAGTTCTACAATCTACGGTTAAAGATGCTCTAAGGAAGGACAAGGCTAATCAAATGTATAGAATTAGATGTCGTGCTAAGGCTGTAGGATTAAAGAGCCTGGGCAATGGTAGGCATTCTAAGGGTGCTAAAAAAGATTGGATAGATAAATTAAAACAATTAGAAATAGAAAAATTTGGGAAAGTTCAGAAATGATAAAAACTTTCTTTTTCTTTTTTACTTTTTTTTCTTTTTCTTTATTTAATTATTTATATATTATTAATATATATAATATATATATATATATAGGGGAAAATTTTGAAAAATTTTAGAGGCTTGGATTTTTTCTTTAGCGATGAGTACATCAAATTTAAACAAAAATGGTTTAATTTTACAAACTATGTTCCTCATATAGGGCAACAAAAACTACATTTCCCTAACAAGAAAGCAAGATTTATAGTTGCCGTATGTGGGAGGAGATGGGGTAAGAGTGTAAGTGCAAGTAAAGAAATTGAGTGTATGCTCAATGTTCCTAAAACTAGGAGTTGGGTAGTTGCCCCCACCTATGGTACTGCTGAAAAAGTCTTTAGAGAAGTTTGGCACACAATTGTGATGAACCCTGACCCAACTATGAATATTGCTATGCGTAGAGCATCGTATAAAGACATGTACCTAGAAACAGAAACAGGTTCTACCTTTGAGGCAAAGTCTGCAGATAATCCAAACTCCCTTGTTGGTGAAGGTTTAGACCTACTTATACTCGATGAGGCTGCGAAACAAAAGAAAATAGTTTGGGAAATGTATTTACGACCTACATTGTCAGATAGAAAGGGTAGAGCAATGTTTATTACTACCCCTGAAGGCTATAATTGGGTTTATGAGTTGTTTATGAAAGGGAAAGAAGATGAAGATTGGCTATCGTTTAATAGTCCTTCTTGGGAAAATCAGTTTGCCTATCCAAAGGGCGAAAAAGACTTTGATTTACAAGAGGCTAGAAGGAATATGTCAAGAGAAGTGTTTGACCAAGAGTATGGTTCATTATTTACAAGTTTTGCAGGTAGGGTGTATCCTTTTGACAGGAGGGTTGATGTTGGCAATTATCCTTATAATCCAGATTTTCCTACTTATTGCTCTATTGATTTTGGGTATAGGATGCCTGCTGTGGGATGGTTTCAAACATTTAGGCAAGAAGGAGAATGGCATGTAAGCATAATAGACGAAATTTTACATAGAACCAATGTCAAGACGGATGAGTTGGCAAAAATGGTACTTGGAAGACACTATAATGTCCTTGCCTATTACGGAGATCCCGCAGGTAAATCGGTTCAAGGACAAAGTGGTTTGGGAGATATTGAAATCTTTCGTAAATTTGGAGTGCAGATAAGGTCTGTTAGAGACAAGGCTAGTACATCTATCGTTGCTGGAGTTACACATGTTAGGAACTTTATTGAAACAGCAGAAAGCAAAAGATATATTCATGTTGATAAGAAATGTGTTGGGATTGCAGAAGATTTTGAGAACTATAGGTATCCAGAGCATAAAGAGGGATATGATATTAAAGAGATGCCTATAAAAGATGGTTATCACGACCATGGAATGGATATGACTAGATATTTTTTTATAAATCGTTTTCCTATTAAACGACATAAGATGAGGTTTGAAAAAAGATGACACACGCAGAAAAAGTTATAAAAAAGTCAATTAAAGATTTTAAGCTTGAGCAATCAAGGGCTAGAAGAAAAAAAGTAGAAGAACATTTGAACTACTACACTGGTACAGATACAGATAAATATATCAAACAATATTTTAGTGCAGATACCTATCAAGAAATTCCGAATTATACGATAAACATCACCAAAAAACTTGTAGATAAAAATTCAAGGCTTTATGTGATGAATCCAATTCGTCATGTTGGTGGGAAAATACAAACCAGGAAATACGAGCAACTCACTCCTTATAAGAATCTTCGATTTAAACATCTTGATAAGATGAGTACATTGCTTGGTGTTGTAGCATGTAGAATATTTTGGAATGATGCTGATGAAGACAATCCAATTTTAGACCATAGACCAATTTATTATTTTGATGCACAATTCGGGTCAGACCCCTATAATCCAACATCAATCATTTATCCAATTCTTGCTCCTACGTGTGATGTGAGTTATGCCGACCCAACAGGATTTATGTATTGGGATGATGAAGTAGCCATTGAGTATGATGAAAATGGAAATGTTTTTGAAGAATGGGAGCATGGATATGGTGTTCTCCCTTTTGCATTTAAGCGAGATATTGAACAAATAGATGATTTTTATGGTGAAGGTGCAAGTGACATTATAAGCATTAATCGTCATGTTGATATAACCATGACCGAAATGCAACTTGGTCTTAGATTCCAAATGTTTGGGCAGCCATATGTAACTGGTGTCTACAGTGACAAGGGGATGAAAAGAACAGGATCTGATTCAATATTAGACCTACCAGAAGGAGCAACATTCGGCATCGCTTCTCCAGGGGGTAATATTCAGTCTGTAATAGAGACAGTTAAGTTCCAGGTAGACCTTGTAGCTCAGAATAATCACCTATATGTGCAATTTGCTCAAGATGGTGGAGAAACTCCATCAGGAATTGCACTCAAGATTAAGGATTTAGAGCGTTTTGAAGATTA